AAAAAAATTCAGGAGGCTTTATTTCAACAGATGGAGGGAAACACGGGACGGAAGATAAAAGAAAAAGGGGCGGGGGTTAAATGCCCCCGCCTTTAATTTGGCAAAACACGACAAAAAGGCAAAACGGGAAAAAGAAAAAGCAAAAAAGAAAAAAAGCGGAAAAAAACCAAAAAAGATAAAACAAAGAATAAAGAGGGAATAAACCCTGCAAACCTTAAGAGGAAAGGGGAAAAGGAAAGGGGAAAAGGAAAGAGGAAAGAACAAAGAGTAAAGAGGAGAGAGGGAGGGAAGAAAAAAGCAAAAAGGAGGAGGAGGAAAAGAGCAAAGAGGAGGAGGGGGAATAAACACCCCAACTCTATAAAAAATTCCAAAAAACATATTTTAATTAAACCAGAACAAAAGAAAAAAAGAGAAAAACAAAAAAAGGAATAACAGGAAAAAGAAAAAAGAAAAAGAAAAAAACAAAAGAGAAAAGGAAAAGGCTAGATTTTTTATACCTGAAAGGCTTTCTTTTCCCTTTCTTCCCCCCCCACCATCTTTTATTTTTCTTCCTTTTTTGGGATTTATACCCCCAAATGTATAACACCCTTACAAAAATAGGGAAGATAATCCAAAGCAATTTAACTCTATTTCCTTAGCCGTGTAACAATTTTTAACATAACAGGCATTTATTTTAATTTCTAAACCGTTTTTTTTAAATAGATAAGTTAGATATCAACTTTTTTTAGAAAATGGCTATAAATTGAAATTTTGAGGGGAAAATTGATATGTTTTTTTATGGTTTAGACCAATTTATTAGTTATTTCCTTTTTCTATTATCTGATATTACTTGACTTTCTTTTTGGTTATGTAAAAATGTAATTGATGGAAAAAGTTTTTCATTTTCCACCAAAATCTATTTGGGATGTTTTTACTAAATTGAAAGAAGAAGAGATATTGAACTTAATAGAATTAGAGAAAATCAGAGAAGAAAGAGGAGGAAAATCATTTATTGATGAAGTAAAGAAAGATAAATATAATTTTATTTTCTCTTACAAAATTATTGATACAGATAAGAAACAACCTTGGCAATTTCAGTTTTGGCAGAAAATGAATAGACTTGGGGCTTTTTTGAGACAGAGACCTGAATATGTTACAGAGGAAATAGCAGCAAAGATGAAAGAAACTAAACTCTTTAGAAACTATTCAGATATTGTTGTTTTTAAAGAAAGTGCCTCTGGAGTAAAAGTTCCTGTTGTTCCTCATTCTGGTTATCATTCTGTTGCCAAAAAAATTCCATTGGAAAGAATGGAAAAGATTTATTATAGCAATCTCAATACCCTTTTAAGAATACAAAGCAAAATGATTAAAGAAATAGAGAAGAGATTGGCAAAGAAAAAGAGTAAAGAAAGCGAACTAATTAGAATGAGATTAAAAGATTTAGTAGGAATTACCTGGAGAATATCATCTATCCTTGAAACCTTTAAAAAGAAAAAATCCGATGAATTGATTATTAAATTTGATATTGCTAATATGAATAGAGAAGATTACTGGAGAAAATATAACGAATATATAACAAGGAACGTTAAATCGTCTTAATTAAAATTGTTATGAGATTAGAGTTGGTTGAAAACTATTTTCAATCAAAAGAGTTTAATCAAAAATTCTCTCATAGATTGGGAACATTGGAAGCAGTAGAGGAAAATCCCATTTTAAGAGAGCAGTTTTTATTTAACAGATGGATAGTAGACCCAGTAGAGTTTATAGATACTTTTGGAGTTATATTTGACCCAAGATTAACTCAATATCCAGTAATTCCCTTTTTCCTTTTTGATTATCAAAAAGAAATTATTTACAGAATGCTTGATGCAGAATTAAGAGGAAAGGATTTGCTCATTGAAAAACCAAGAGATATGGGATTAACCTGGACCTTTATTTGGTATATTCTATGGAGATGGTTGTTTACTACCAATTGGGCTTGTTTATTATTATCAAGAAAATTGGAAGAAGTAGATAAAAAAGGTTCACCAAATTGTCTTTTTGGTAAATTGAGATTTGCTTTTTATTCTTTACCCCCCTGGTTAAAACCTCAAAACTTCAAAAAAAGATTTCACGATAACTTTGCCAAGTTTATAAATCCAGATATGGGTTCAACAATAGAAGGAGAAACAGACAATCCAGAAGCAACAAAAGGAAGGAGATATAGTTTGATTATTTTTGATGAAATGTTTGCTATGACCTATTGGGAAGAAATATGGTCAAATACTGCGGATACCTCAAAAGTAAGAATAGGAATTTCTACTGCTACTCCATCTTTTAGAGCAAAAACATTTAGAGATTTAATGGATAAAAAAGAACAATTGCTTTCTTTATCCTGGAAAGATAATCCATTCAAAGATGAAATCTGGTATCAACAAGAATTAGAAAGAAGGCAGGGAGATGAATTGGGAATACAATCTAATCTTGAAGTATCTTACAACATTGACCCAAATCTTGCTTATTATCCTTTAATAGTTAAATCAAAAATAAAACCAGTAGAATATAATTCTCAATTGCCTCTTTATGTTTCTCTTGATTTTGGTGCCCAAGATTATTCAGTTATTTTATGGTGGCAATATGATGGAGATTATTTTTATCTTTTAGAGGGGTTTCAGGCAAAAGAAAGAAGGTTAGATTTTTATCTTCCTTTACTTTTACCAAATTATCCTTTACCATATAATTGGAAGTTAGAATACAGATTAGAAAGTTGGCAAAGGGTTTTAGAAAAAGTAAGGAAATGGAAAAAACCACAAGCATATTTTGGAGAAATAGCCCATTTTCAAAGAGTAATGCCAGCCAATACTTCCATTGCTCAAGAACTTTACAGATTATCAAACGGAGAGATTAGATTGCTAAAAAATAATTATGGAAATACACACGAGGCAAGAAAAGCAGCGGTTGATAAAATCTTGCCAATAACAGTTTTTAATTCAGATGGCATTTTTACGATGAAATGTTATGATGCTTTATGTAATACCCAATACAAAAAAATAAGAGATACTACAACCACTTCAGAAAGAACTTTGTCCAAACCAGTTCATACCCCAATTTTGTCTGATTTTAGAGCGGCATTTGAAAACTTTGCAGTAAACGCTGACAAAGTTGCTAAAAAGTTTTGGCACCTTGAAAAATATAATGAAAATGCTAAAATAGAACAAAGGCATTATGACCCAATTGGAAAACTCTTTGAGCAAATATCTAAAAAAACCAAAAACCCAATTAAAATATAAAAATTATGCCAACAGAAACAGACAAAGAACAAAATAAAATTAAACCAGAGGATAATTTAAGACCATCACAAAAGGAACTAAAAATTGTTTATTCTCTTTATGAAAAATATATTAAATGGGCTTCAATTATCAATTCTCCATTGCCTCAATTTCGAGGTTTAGATTTAGAAAGTTATCTTAAGGCATCAAGACAACTTTTCTGGGGAGAATCGTCAATAAAAAGCATTTTAATGGAAGATGTTTTTAAAGCAGAATTTGATTTGTTTTTACCAGAAATCAGAAACAATGTTTTAGATATTGTTTCTAATTTGTCTCAATTAAGAATTAAACCTGTTTTTGGATTGACAGAAAAGAAATTAGAAGCAATGTATCAGAGTAAAATTTTGGAGGCAATCTATGCTAATTGGAGAAATGTTAGTAAAGACAAAATAGAAAAGTTCTGGGATTATTTGTATGTTATCATAAATGGAACTTTGATTAAACACGTTTATTGGGAAGGATTTGAAAAAGAATTAACTTACTTTGTTCCCAAAAGAGAAAAACTAATTCAAAAAAGACAAAAGATATTTCAGGGAGAAGTAAAATCAGAAAGAATTCCTCTTGAAAATGTTTTCATTCCAAAAATCTGGGAGCCAGACATCAGAAAGCAACACGAAATTTTAATTGTAGAAAGAATGAAATATGATGAATTTAAAGAGAAGTTTTCAAACTATGAAAAATCAAAATATGTTTTTCCTGGTAATTTAATTCACAGAGAGAGTTTGTATTTCAAACTTTTACCAGCAGTTACCACTGCTGATATGGTAGAGGTTGTAAGATATTACAATGATTTGAGAGATGAATTTGTTCTTATTGCTAATGGTGTTTGGTTAAATCCATTAAACGAAGAAGAGGAAATATTTCCAATTCCATTCAATCACAAGAAACTTCCATTTGCCAAAACTATTTTTGAACCAATAGATGATAGATTTTTCTATGGGTTGAGTTTGCCAATGAAATTGAAAACACCACAAGAAATTTACAATGTAATGACACAATTGTTGATTATCAGAGAAATGAAAGAAATTTCACCCCCAATTTTAACAAGTGATTTTGAAAAACCAAATCTAACCTTTGGACCTTCAACAATAATTCCAGTTGGAGATGTTAATGCTTATAGAGAATTAAATATACAACCTGCCTCTGGTTCTTTCTTTACTGCTTTAAATGTTATCAAGAGTAATTTACAACCAACCTCTCCACCAGTAGTTATTGGAAGCAGACAACCAAGAAGTGCTACAGAAAAAATCATAGAACAATACAGAAGAAATATGTTTTTGAACAACTATGTAAATATGATTTGGGATTTACTTTACCAAGAAATAGAATTAGTTTTGAAAACTGCTTTACAATTTTATCCTTTAAAGAAGCATAAACAAATTTTACCAACTGGAATTGTAAAAGAAATTTACAGATTGATTAGTGTAGAAAATACTACATTACCACAAGGAGGATTAGGAGATTTAGAAGTAAGAGTAGTTGAAAAACCCTCTTTCTGGCAAGAACTGGCTTTGGAAGTAGCAACAAGACAAAAATTCTCCAGAAAACTTTTAGACGTAATTGAAATTAAACCAGAGGAACTTCAAAAATTAGATTTTGTTATTACAAACATTCAGTTAGAACAAGAAAATCCACCAATTATAGAACAAGCACTCTTTAAAGAAAAAATTGCCTTTATCTTTCAAGCATTTGGACCAATGATATCACCAGAAAAAGCAATTTTAAGAACGATGGAAATTTTGAGAGAAAATCCATCAGATTGGATAAGAGATGATATTTTGTCAAGAATAATTCAATTAGAAAGAGAAGAGGGTCAACCACTTAATACTCCCAACTTGATGTCTTTACCTATAACTCAAAATTTGATACAATCAATTAGGGGAATGGAATTTGGTTCAAAAGCAAGAACAGAGACACCACAAATGACAGAATTTGGTTCCCAAGAAAACATTCCATTAGAAGAAATGATGTAATCTATGAAAATAAAAAAAATTTTGTTAAAATTATTTTCAGATAAAGAATTGTGGGAAGAATTAATGAAAAGAGATAGTATTAGTAATAAATTAACAAATGAAGTTTTGGGATTAAAAGAAAAAATAGATGAAAACAATATATTTTTGAGAATAAAAAGAGCAATCCCAGAATTTATTGATTGGTTGAAAGTAAGAAAATACCATCTGTCAAATCAATTGTTTTTATCGCCAAATAAAGATGAATTGAATTTCACAAATGGAAGAAGAATAGAAGATGAGTTATTAATCAGAAAAATAGAGGGGGCAAGAGAGATAAAAGAAAAAGAGAATAAATCAGAAATGGGAATAGGAATTGAAAATGAGCAATTAAAAGAAATTGAAAAAGGTCTCCAAAATATAAAAGAAAAATTAACACCATAATTCAATGGCAAGAAAATCACCATTATTCAACGTTAAAAAGGTATCAATTTCAAAGCCAAGGCTTCCAAGATTTAAAACTTTTTCACCAATTAAGGTAAAATTACCAACAATGAAAAGATTAAAAACACCAAGACTTCCAGGGGTGAAAATGCCTTCTTTACCTTCAATTTCAAGAAAAAGAAGGTAAAGAGGGTATTGACACAAATTTTCGTATTTTTATAATTTTATTAAAGGGCGTTAAAGGTCGAGTTCTGGTGTCGCCTACCAGAACATAAAATTCGGGCGTAATTGTTTGGTCGCCGCAAACAAATATGGAAAATAAAGAACAAGAACAAAATACAAAACAAAATACAGAACTTTCCAAAAGAGAAGAAGAACTACAAGAAAAAATAAAAGAATTAGAAGAGGAAAAACAATTAAGTGAACAAGAGTTAAGAAAATTAAAGGGGTTGAGGGAGGAACTGAGAAGGGTAAGAGAGAAATTGGAAGAAGAAAGAAAAGAATACTTCAAGACAAAATTAAAGAATGTTTTAGAGAAATTGGGAGTTTCAGAGGATTTAAGTAAGAAAGTTGAGGAGTATTTTAACGATAAAGAAGTTAAAGATGAGAATTTAGAAGAGGAAGTTAAAAAAGCAATTCCTCAACTTGATTACGAAACCTACTGGAATCTCCTAAAAGAAAAGAGTGAAATTACAAACAAAGTAGTAAGCAATGCTTCTGTGGGTGGTGTTTCTAGTGGACCAATTAAATCAGAATATTCCCAAGAAGTATTGGATTACGCACAGAAACATAACCTCACCCCCGAAAAAGCAAAAAAAATCTTGGAAAGATTCTCTAAACAAAAAAGGGTCTTAGAATAAACTTTCACTCTTACAGAGTAGATTTTGGGTAAAGGTAAGAGACAAAGGTCTCGTTTTTTGCGTTGTTAAAAGGTTAATATGTTCAAGCCATTACATAATTACCCCCAGAGCAGATTGAAATACGCTATTCTTACCAATAGCGTAACCGTTAGCATTGGTTCTGCTATTACTGCGGTTACTGTTCCAGGAACTACTGAGGGAACAAGATATGTTAAACCTGCTTCTACTGGAAATCCTGTTTTAGGAGTGGTTGTGGGTTTTGGAATTGGTGATGGAGCAAAGGTTTACAAGAGTTTCAAGGGTTCTTCTTCTGTTGCTACTGCAAACGATAATACTACCAATGCAAAGATTGGAGTTTGGTATGTTCCAGCCGCAGATAGGAACATTGATTTTGTGGCTGATGTAGACGATACTTTGGGGACTACTGCTGGTTCTACTGGAATTGGAGCGTTTGCTCTTGCAGATGCTAATACTCTTGACGAAAGCACTTATGTGGTGGTTGGAGGAACTGGATACCCCAAAGATTTTATCTCTTATGGACAATTAAAGGGAGAAACTACAAAGGTCGTTGGAAGATTTGCTAATGTAATCTAAAATAAACTACTATGCCCTCATACGGAACAGATTTAGATATATTCTTAAGGGGTCTATATCCTGATTTTGAGGAAATTGAAGACCAGGCTGAACAGTCAATTGAAAGATTGAAAAAGGCACTTGTGGTTGGAACAGAACCAAGTGCAGAAAGCCTTTTCGTTCAAAAGAACTACACTGACAAACAATTAGCAAGATTTGTATATATTACTGAAGTGGAGGACTTAAAAAAGAGGTCAGTTGGCGGAACCTACCCCGAGGTTTCTCAAGGAAAGAGAGGATTTATAACAGAGGTGGAATTTGACCCCAATGATGAAGATGCTGGAAAGGTAAGCATTCCAGAGGAATACAGAGACAGATTAGATGAAAGAGTAAGAGAGAAAATCGCTTCAGCAAGGGGATTAATGAATAGAGCGGTAAGAAGGATTTACAAGGGATACTTTGATGTGTTAGAATATGCCTTTACTCAACCCTCAAATTATCCTTCTCACTTGTTTGCAAGGGGTAATTCTGCCGACAATCCTAACGGAGCCCTGAACGAACCTCTTTGCTCTTCTCACCACAAATTAGTTAATGTTTCTACAGAGGGGGTTAATGTTTTAGCCGATAGTCCTCCATTATCAGAGGAAGCATTATGGGCTGCAATTGAATTGGGTGGGAAGATGGTAGATGATTGGGGTGAAATAATGCCAATTTCATTTGGATTGGGGAACTTAACTTTGGTTATTCCCAACGACAGAGAAATGGTTCCTATTGCCTTGCAATTGATGGGATGCGACAAACAACCATTCACTGCGGATAACAATATCAACTTATACAAGGGAATTCTTGGTAAGGTTATTGTTACTCCGTTCATAACTGGAAAGAAATGGTTTGTTATTTCAGGAGATAGACACCCAATCTATGGAACTGGTTTGTTAGATGTAACCTTTGTTCCATTAACCGCAAAAGGACCAGAATACAACGAAGAAACTGATAGTTATGTCTGGAGAGTGAAGTATGAAAAGAGATGGGGTTGGATTGATTGGAGATATGTGATAGGAAGTCGTGGCGACCAAGTGCCGTTCAATGGTTGATAGAGTATAGGTTGCTTTATGCCCTATTTTCTGCTATACTTGACTAATGAATGTAGCAGAAAAACTATAATCTGGTAGTATTGTCTATTCCTTGTGTAGGCAATACTACCACATCTTCTTAAAGGTCAAATAGTAAATTTCGTGGCTAAAATCTTGTAGAGAATGTAAAATAAAGATTAAAAGACTAATAAAATTATGACTAAAAAAGTAATTCAAAAGAAAGGAGTAACACATTTATCTCAAATACAATTGTTTGGTTCAGAGGAAAAAATTGGGGAAGAAACCGTGACTGTTTATTTGAGAGACCAAGAAGGTAATGTTTTATTGGCTGCTGGAACAACTGTGCCCACCGCTGGAACTGCTGGATACGCAAAGAGCGCTTTGTTCATTAAGACAAATGCCGCCTCTGGGACGAAGGGACTTTACGAGAACCAGGGAACTGTTGATGCCTGTAATTTTAATTTGGTTGGTGCGATTGAAACCGCCGAAATTGCTGATGGAGCAGTTAGAAAGTCAAAAGTGGGATATAAATCAGTAGCAGTGACTGTGGCGGCGGGGCAAACAAGTGGCTCTTCATCGGCTGATGCTGAATTAGTTGGCGGAGAAATTTTAGGTTATTATCCAACTGGTAATCAAGACCAATTAGTTGATAATGTTGTTTTGAATGCTAATGGTTCTGTGACTATTACTTTGGCAGCAGCAGCAACATCAGACAATACTTTTAAGGTTGTAGTTTTAAGAGCATAAAAGGTCACTTAACAATTGAGCAAAATTAAACAATGAAAAAAGTTTCATCGCCAGTTGAAATTTATAGGATATTTAAAGACGGAACGATAATCAAAATTCCTGCTAATGGAGAAGTTGTTTGTAATGACGAAAAGGCAGCAGAGATTAAATTGATTTATCCCTTTGTAAAAGTAGAGAATGTTGTTGATGAAGAAGAGGGTGTGAGAGAAATGATTGTTGAGCAAGGGGAAAAGAAAGTGGAACAAACAGAGGAACAAACAGAGAAAACAGAAAAAAAATCTAAAAGGGGTAGAAAACCCAAAAAACAAGAATAACCAAAATCTATGGCTACCCACATTAAATACGAACCATTTCACGGAAAAAGTGATACCGCTTCAGCAACTCCAGTTCCTACTTCTGAAACTGATTTACTAATAATAGACGGAGTTCATTTAAGGAACGCTACTCAATTGGCAATCTATTATAACTTTACAAAGGGTTCGTTAACCCAGGCAGTTTTGAGGGTTTATTTTAGTAATGATGATGGAGATACTTGGTATCAGGTGCCTGGAATAGATGAGGATTTAACCTTTATGGCTAATGCGAAAGGGGTTTATGCTTTACCCATTTATCCAGCAGACAAAATGAAAATAACCATTCAGGGAACTGGAACTAATACTGGTTCTGCTATTTCCGTGATGGTAATGACAAAGACAAACTGATAAAGCAAAACTATGGCTTTTTTGAACCCTCAAACAAAAAGAGTAGTGGCTGGAAAGATTACTATTCCTGCCAATCAAACATCTGTTAATGTTTCTCTTGGTTTGATTTTGAGAGATTATGCTGTTGTTTTGACTCCAGAAATAAATAGAACTTGTTGGGTTACGAATAAAACAACAAGCGGTTTTACCATAAATATTAGTTCAAGTAATACAAGTGATTTTGTAGTTTATTACATTGTTAAAGAGATTTGATGGTTTTTGAAGTAAAAAAAGAAAATGGTAAGATTTTAATTAGGGGCGATAAGACAGAAAAAAAGATAATTGCTGACGAGATAGAGAAATTAAGAAAAGAAAGAATATCTTTGGAACTTCAATTAAGAGAAATAAAAAAAGAGATAAAAGAGTGGTCAAGGATAAAAGAGAATTTCTGGCAGGAATTTGAAAGAGAGAAATTCGAAAAGAACGAACAATTAAAGAAATTGGAAAACGAAATCTTTGATAGAAAGAAAAAAATAGAGATACTTGAAGCAGATGTTTCATTGTTAGTAGAAAAGAAAAAATTGTTATTTAAGAAATTATCAGAATTGAAAAATCAAATTGAATTTGGTAAAAATATAATAAAAGAACAGGAAAAACAAAAGAAAGAACTTGAACTTTTGAAAGAAAAGATAGAGAACATCAGAAATGAGATAAAGGAACTTTTGGGAGAAAAAGAGAAACTAATAAATGAAAAAGAAAGAATAGAAAAAGAAATAGAAAACAGAAAGAAAGATTTTGAGAAACTAAAAGAGGAATGGAATAAAATTCAGGCAGAATTACCAAAATTGAAATTATGGCAAGAGGAATTAGAAAAAAGAGAAAAAATACTAAAAGCAAAAAGCGTAGAAAACATTATTAAACGAATTTCAAGGAAAAAGGTCGCATTACCCTCAAAAGAACTAAAATTAGAATAATGGCAAAAAAGAAATCTAAAAAATCAGGGAGATGGATACAGAGGGCAATTAAAGAGCCTGGGGCTTTAAGGAGACAATTGGGTATTAAAGAAGGACAAACAATACCAGCAAGAGTTTTAGAAAGAATTCAATCAGCAGAAACAGGAGAAACAGTATCTGCTGATGGGAAAAGAGTAAGAGTAACAACGAAATTAAAGAGAAGAGCAGCATTAGCAAAAACCCTAAAAAAATTATCAAAAAGAAAAAAGAGGAGAAAAAAGAAATAAACCTATGCCAAGCCGCTCACAATCACAACAACAAGCAGCAGGGATGGCTCTTGCTGCCAAAAGAGGAGAAATCCCCGTGAGTAGATTAAGGGG